TTTCTGTTTCAGTAATGAAAGTTGTAACTCCACGTGTAATAGCAGCACCCATATTATCAAAAGTACCTGTCCACGAACTACCTGCATCTTTAGCAGCACCTTTAATTGCTGCAAAATTCTTAGTACCTTCATTCATCGCTTTTTCTAATGTATCTAAAAATTCAGTAGTTGTAATATCACCATCAGATAAGGCTTGTCTTACATCGGCAAAACTTTTTCCAGTAGCATCAGCAAATAATTGTACAGCAGGTATTCCAGCATCTGTTAATCTATCTAATTGATCACCTTGTACTTTTCCCTGGGCAACCATTTTGGCTATAGCATCTGTAACACTTTCAAATGTATCATTCGTTCCATCACCATAAAACGATACAGCATCTGCCCATAGTTTTACTTGCCTTGTTGATTTATCAAGATCCATACCACTTGTGACAAACTTTTGAGCAGATTTTGCAGCGATATTTAATCCATAAGCAGTTCCAGTAACAACATCTGTAATATCTTGTAATGATTGTTTTGCTTTTTCATTAGAACCAGTCATTGTAGTCATAGTACGTTCAAATTGATTCATAGTATCTATACGTTTCATAGCACCATCTATCGAATCAGTTATCATTCCAAAGACTTTATTTATACCACTATAAAGTAACCCAGATACCGCACCTTTCATAATAGTAAAACCATCTGTGGCTTTTTTAGATGAATTACTCATATCATTTAAAACTTCATCGACACTTTTACCATTAATAGCGGCTATTCTTTCTGCTTTTTGTACATCTGTTAATTTTGTAGAAAGATTTCCCATTTCCTTTTTAGTTTTATTAACTGTCGCCTCTTGATTATTTAAAGTAACTGTAAGATTTGCAACTTGTTTTTTTAGTGATAATTCTTCTTTTTCTGCTTCTGTAAGTTGTCTAGAATAGGCTTTTACTTCTTTTGAATTTTCGCCAAATTCTTTTTTTGCTTTTTCCAACTCTTGTTTTAATTTTTGAACATTCTGGCTTGATTGTTTTTCTTGATTTTTAGTAATTTCTAATTGTTTTTGATAATTTTTCAACTTGGAAGTTTGTTGTTCTAAAACAGATTTTAACTGTTTTAATTTAGCCTCGATTCCACTACTTGATTTTGACCAATCATCCATACCTGCAGCAGCTTTATTAAACATTGAATTAGACATTTTAATTTGTCTATTTGCTTCAGATATTCCTTTTTTTAAATCGGATATATCGACTTTATATCTAGTAGTAATATCTTCACCTTTCTGCGCCATAAACTCACCTCCTAATTAGAACCAGTTATCACCTGCTGGTTTTCTAATTTTCCTTATTTCTTCTTTTCTCTTTGTCATGTTATAACTTTCCATTCTTCTAACAAGAAGCATTACTTCTTTAAAACTTTGATTTCTTATATCAAAGGGTGTTAATGTTGGAAAGGCTTCACATAGACTCATTTGTAAATCAAATAACATTGAATAAAGGGGAGCTTTCTTGCCCCCCTCATCTAGTTTTTTCCTGTTGCACCACTCATTACTTCTAGAATGGTAAATTTGACAAGATCCACAAGCACTTTAACTATTGTTTCTACGTTTGTATTTCTTAAATCTTCATCAGTTATATCAATAAAGACTTTTTTTAATAAATCATTGATTACATCTGCACCATTTGCGACTGCTTTCATAGCTAATAATGTAATTTCAGCATCTGATCCTGTTTTTATTTGTTCAAAATCAATAATATTAACAAAATCTTCAACAGTTCCGTATTTCAATTTAAAGTCATCTCTAATAAATGTTTTATCTATTACATCTTTACCATTTTCTGTTTTATATGTTTCTAATTTTAATTCCATATTTTCAACTCCTATCATAAAAATAAAGTGTGAGGTAATTTACAAGGATAGGCTTGTAAAAACATCAGTACTAATGCTGTCCCTCACGAATGAATTAAATTATTGTTTACTGGTACAACAATTTAAAACCTCTATAAGTTCCAAACTTGAAGTAAAGAACTAGATTTTATTACCCTTCTGGTGTAACAACTTTTGCTTTTAAATCATCTGGTGTTGTTACTTTATCGAAGAATGTAGAAACATCTGCTAAATCTTTTCCTAAATCAACATTCAATGCTCTTGCACCTTTGTTGCCTGCTTTAGCAAATTTATGAGTCGTAGAAATACCTGTGTAAGTAATTTCTTGACCATTAGCATCTGTTCCATCATCTTTGGTAACGTGTGTGCTTTCTGGAATACCAAATGTTCCTTTTAGTCTCCATACATATACTTCATCACCATTAGTTTTTTGTGTTTTATATCCAAGTGCGAAATATTTAGTTTGTCCATCACCTTCGATTAATGCTCCAGTTGCTGGATCATAAATTTGACCTGTAATTTTTGCTAATACATCTTGTGGAATAGCAGAGACATTACATGTGATTTCATCTGAACCAGCAGAGTTAATAACAATAGCTGGAATATTGTCGTAGTAATGTGGTTCTGAACTTGAATCAGTTGATTTTGAAATTTCAGCAACACCTGCTATTGCAAAGACGTCACCTGTTTCATACGATTCACCATCTTTTAATATTTCAGCAGCGACTAACCCTTCTACACCTCTATACTCAGTAATTTCACTTAATTGTTTATTTAACGTTTCGTTCATTTTCATTTCCTCCTATTTTATTTTTCAATTATCAGGACATTCATACCACGTCCTGTATGTGTTTTTTCATCGCTAGCAACATCATGCCCTTTGCCACTAACAATAAATCCCTGTTCCTTTAACTTTTCTTTCGCTTCTTTTAAAACCTTTTCGATTAACTCAGGATCAATTGAATAAAAATTCAAATCAAAATCCCAAACAGTTTGATGCTCTTTATTATCGTAATAAGATCCATCAAATGAATCGTTATTCCAAAAAGTAAAGAAACTATTAGGATAAGGTTCTTCTTTATTTAATGAACCCTGTTTTTTTATTGGAAAGCCAAGCGGCTCTAATGTTTTAATTAATAAATCTACCATTTAACCGTTCAACCTCCTAATCTCTTGATAATAACCATCTTCTTGAAACTGCCTTATTTGTTGCTGAGTTTTTCTTCCGAAGAAAGCATTATACAATTTTTGATTTTTCATATATCTTGGTGTGCCATACATCATAAATATTGAAGCTAGTCCACCTTTGCGAACACTGAAACCTGCTTGAATACTTGCAACTGTTCCAACCCATTCAACTTTTCCTTCACGATATAAAGCTTTTAAAGTATCGCCTTTTGAATAAAGACCTTTAGCTGGTAAGTTTTGTTTCTCAACAGCTTCTTCTGCATTTTTAGTTACTAATCTATGGGCTGATTTAAGAGCTTTTTCAGTTACTCCTACTATATTGCCTTCTAATTCAGAAAGTCTTTGAATTACGTCCTCAAAGCCTTCAAATTCCATAGTAATTTTAGTAGACATTATGCCTTGCCTTTAATTCTACGAACTTTAAATTTTAAAAATTGATTTCGTTGGTTTATGTTCTCTGGTTCGCCAAGAATTTCATAAACTGCATTCGTATTGCCTAAAGCAATATGACAATTACTTTTTATGTCTGGTCTAAACCATGTAACAATATTTGCAGTATCTTCTACTGAATAAACTCCATTTACAGTTTTTTCAGTACCACCATAAGTTTTAAAACTTCCAAAGAATACATCAACTTTAGATACATCGTTTGGATTCGGATAACTCGCAGTAGTAACACCTAATTTGTCCGAATATGTAGGCTTTAGCAAAATAAGTGGTATTGGATTTTCTATAGCTGGTCTATAAGAACTCATGAGTTACTATTTTCCTTTGGTTGTTTACTAGAAAGTTGAATAACTCTTTGCATGAAATATGGTGACAATGATGCTCCACCACTTCCATAATTCCAAAGATCTGCTACACCACGAGAAATTATTCCCGTACTATATTTTTCATCTTCCACTATCTTGCTATCTACACCAGCATCAATTAAAAACTGCTTTACTTCTTCTATATAACCATTGATGGTTTCATTTTGAAAAGTTCCAGTTATTCCCAGATTTGTTTTTACTTTTTCTAACATTTAAGTACCTCCCTATTTTTTAGAGTTACTATTTTTAGATTTGTTTTTATTGGCAGAACTATCTTTTGGATCTTCTGGAGTTTGTTCACCTTTATCATCTTGATTGTCTGCAGGTACTCCTTCTTCTGGAGTTTGTTCACCTTTATCATCTTGATTATCTGCAGATTTATTTACTGAATCATTAGTTTTAGCAGCACTTGAAGTATCTAATACTCCAAGTACTTCGACTAAACCTCTTTTAACCAAATTATCTGCTCTTTTTGAATCTTTAATTGCTAATAAATCGCCTACAGTATATAGAATTGCACTATTGTCTTTATCGGCAAAAACTGTTTTAGTTTCTAATACATATATTTTCATAATTTAAACCTCCTATTAACCTTGTGGTACATCAGTAGTTGTACTTGCTTTTTTCTTGAATAAATAGATATAGTCAGTGTTTAGTGGTTTACCATCAGTAATTACTAAACCTTTATTAACCCATTTATTGTTGTTTTCATCGAAGTATTTTCTATAACCAAATGCCATATTTGAATTAATTGCATAAGCTTTTTCAGGAACCCATAACATCCCAAAGTAATCACCAGCTTTAGCTGAATTAAAATCAGTAAAGATATCTTTTTCAACTCTATTAACCTCATATTCATTGAATTTATGTTTTTTATCATCACTATCAAATCCTGCTTTTTTAATTGGTTGATTATTTTTATCTTTTAAAGTACATAAATTACTTACATAAGTTTGCTTTGCCATTACGAATTCTGGGTTTTCACTTTCCATAGCCATTGGAATTTCTGCAAATACCTTTCTTTCCCACTCTGTCCAATCTGCTAATTCTTCTGCAGTAAATTCAATAATATGTTCTGCTGGAATTCTTCCTCCAACTTTATTTGCTTCAGTTATAATTCCAATAGGTTGAGCTACACCAGTACCAAACATAATAGCTTTATCCATTGCAGTGATATAAGCTGTTACTAAAGCATTTACTAATTCTTTTTCAAATGCTTCTACTGTTAAAATACTTTGCAATAATGATTGTGAAATTCTAACTTCACCAATGTGATAAGCAAAGATAATACTATCAGTAACACCTTCAACACCTTGTTCAGGGCTAACACCATGTTCAGTATCTTTTCCTTCTTTACCTCCCCAATAGAATTCTGCATCAAATGCTCCTATTGGATATTCAACACCACCACGTACATTTAATTTTTTTACACGTGCATAAAGATTTCCTCTTACTTTTTCAATTCTTGTAATAATTTCTTGCACAACAGTATGTGGAATTAATACACCTAATTTGGTTGAAACTACTTCATTTATTACTGGATCAGTAGTAGTGTCGCCTTCTGCTCTAAATTGAAGAGATCTATATTCAACTAAAGATTTATTTAATGCTTCACTTCTTTCACCAGTTTGAGCATAATTCATAAATGCTTTTCTATATTCCATAGTAGAAAGTGGTCCTTCTTGATTTGAACGAGCATTTCCTTGAGCATTCATTTGAGCAGTTGCTACAACATTAAATGCTTGATTTGGATTAAATGCTGAACGCCCTTCATCTGCACTTGCACCTTTGTTACCTTCATTGCCTTCATCAGGATCTTTTTCTTCATCTATTTTTTTTAATTGTTCTTTTGCTTCTGATAACTCAGTTAAAACTTTATCTAATGTTTCACCAAGTGATCTTACTTCATCTGCTGATTCTGATTTTTTAATTTGTCCCCTTAGTTCTTCTGCTTCTTGTTCTTTTGTTTTAATTAAATTTCTTAAAAATTTTTCCATTTTCATTTCCTCCTAAATTTTATAAAGATATTTTGCTTTGAGTTTTTCTAACTCTAAACTTCCTGAATCAGTGTCCACCGATTCACTCCTAGCAGTGTCCACCGCTATGCGTGCATTGTCCAACGCACTTTTATCTCTTGCGGCAATTTGAGTACTTTCGTATGCAGGGAAAGTTACTGCACTTACCTCAACTACCGTAGAAATCGCTTTAATGTGTCTTGTAGGATAATCTGAATCAAGATTTTCCCATTCTTCATCATCTATACCAAACATAAATGACATACCTGTTATGTCACCACGTTGAATAGCACTATATAAATTTCTAGCTTCACTATTGTTTTCAGTATCTAAAACAACTTTGATTTCTAATCCCTTATCATCTTGTCTTAATTGCATAGTAGAATTTTTGGAATTCTTTCTACTTCTTGCTAATGGAATTTTTGAAGTATCATGATTTACTAAAAATCTAACATCTGATAAATCAGCGTTATTTAATGCACCTTTTTCTATAATTTCTTCAAACATTCCTGCAATATCTGTTTTAGTATCATAGACAATAGGTCTTCCCACAATGATATTTCCTTTTTCTTCATCTTCTTCAGCTCTTATTTCGAACTGATAATTTCTTCTAATCATTTCTTTTGCTTTATACATCGCTATCACCTCCATCGTCATTTCCATCATCTAATTGTGGTTGTTCTTCTATATCATCATCATTACTTTTATTGTTTTCGGCATTTGTTTTATTACTTGACATTGCAATTTTGCCTACTAATTCAGGCAAAGGTCTCATACCAAAAGCTGTTCTAAGTTCATTTTGATAACAGCTAGCGCTATCAACTAATAATGTAAATAATTCTATTTTTTGGCCTGTATCCATGAAAATTAATTCATGTGGATAAAATTGTATTTTATTACCATAACTTTTTTCTCTGGATGTAAACAAAGTCATTGTAAAGGCCTGAGAAATTGATATAATTAATGGTTCTAATGTCTTTTGGTAAAACGCTTCATACTGAGCTTTAGTATAATCACCTGTTAAAATTGGTAATGATACACCAAAATTACGAAGAATTTTTTCATCTATAAACTTTAGAACATCCTTATCAACTATCTGTGGTTTTTGTTGGATTGGAATAAATTCCCCTTTCAAATCTAGTGGAAGAAATCCACTTTCATTGTTTTTTAAACGTTTTTCTAAATCAGCTATGTTTTTTTCCATTTTTTTGCTATCAAGTACTGTGTTGTACTTAACAACTCCATTAATAGCGAATGAACTTTTGAGAGATTTTGCTACACCTTGTAACAAAGTATTATTTAAATCTAACGTTTTAAGTAATGCATCGTTATCTGGTTGGCCAAATTCATTACCTCCCATAAATTCGTTAACTGAAAAACGATATTTAATGTGAATAACATCTGAATATAACAGAGTGGTTTCATAACCATTTCTAAATTTAAATTTTATATATAATTGTTCTTGTGGATCTTGCAAAAACTCAACATCGGTTGGCTGTATAGGATACAGACCTGTGTACTTCTTACATCTTCGTTTTTCTTGATCAAAATAAATGCGATAGGTCGGTATGATAAACGAATTATAATTTAAGAATAACTGCCAAAATATTTTTTCTAAAAAATCACTTTGCGACATTCTCTCGTTAGGTTGATTAAGTAATTTTTGAATATCATCATTAACTGGAATAAGATCATTATTTTCCTCTCTTACATGTTGAGGTGTGGTTTTTTTCATTTCAGTTACAATACAACTTATAGCTTGTTGAACGACATCACTGGCATAGATGTCTTGACCAAATTGCGAGAATATTGGAACATAACCATTAAATACTTTTGAGTTAGTATAATTAACAGTTGTTTTTTTATGTTTACTAATAAAATCGCCTAGTATTCCCATTTAATCACCTCATTTTACCTGACTCATAAAGTCACTTCTATATCTTCTAAATGTTTCGTATAAACACAATAAAGCAGCAACACCATCTATACGTTTATTTGGATTACCTTTTTGTTTTATAGGCATACAACGACCGCTATCATCTATAAGGACACCAGCATTGCCTAAACACCATTTATCAATAGGATTTTGATTAAAATTAATTAGCCTATCTATGAAATCTGCTTCAGCTAATTTCATTGGTGCTGATAAAACAAATTTATTTTGATATATCATTTCACAATCAAATTGATAGTCATCCATACAATTTAAAAAGTCTTTAGCATATCGTTGGTCATACCCACACTTATAAAGTCTTAACCCATAGTCCCTATATAATTGATAAAACCACTGGGCAACTAAGGTTGTGTCAATTTCGTTACCATCACAAATAGTAAGAAATCCGTCTTTTGCCCATTCACTATATTTAGCTCCACTATCCTTGTCGTTTGAAAGTGATAATTTACTTTCAGGTATCCAATAATGTGAATAAATATATTTCGTTTTATCATTTGGCTTCATAAGTAAAATTTTTGCTGCAGTCATATCAGTTGTTTCAGATAAATCCACACCACCAAGTATTAAAGAACCCCTAAAATCTTCTAAATCAAACGGATTAGTAATGTACTCGTAATTTTCACGGCTTAACCATGCTTGCCCATTTGAAACCTTGAAATTAAAATCTTTAGCAAGAACAAACATTCTGTCAGTTTTACTGGTTCTTGCTTCATCTACTCGGTCACGCAAATAACTCCATTTTTTAATGACTCCAACACTAGGGTTAGCTTTTTCCCAAGCTGGATTAATTCCTTTTTCGTTGGTATCCCAAACTTCACGATCATCATCCATTGAATAAATCCATGGTAATTTCCTATTTGAACTATTGTCAGTGGTTTCACCACGAATTATTTTTCTATATTTATCTGTTTGTTCATCTAAGAAACCATCAGCAACAAACCCTTCACTACCAAACATAAAAATTTTAAAGTTATCTTTAGTAGAAGTTGATTGCTGAATTGATTTATAAATACCATTTGATAATAATGACCAAACTTCATCTATACCAGCAAAATCAATGTTACGACCTTCTTTTTGTCTACTAGAATCACTTAATTTATAAATATGATTATTGTTTTCAAAACAACTAATTCCTTTTTGATTTCGCCATGTATCAACACTCTTTGGATCTACAATTAATCTCATAGTGTCGATTGCTTGATAACATAAATCAGCTGTACCATCATCCATTCCTGAACAAACAATGTCACTTCCGGACTTACCTAAAATTAATTCAGTAAATTCTAGTGCCGCAATGAATTCGGTCTTACCGCTTTTACGAGAAATAATTAATAATATTTCTTGAAAACGATCAACCCATTCACCAGTATCAAGTGACCTAATTTTGAATGAATAAGCCACCTCAATTAATGCTTTTTGCCATAACATTAATTTCATTGGGACACCATAAAATGGTGATTTAGTAAGTCTTATACAAGTTTCAATGAAATCAACTCTAATATAGGCGTCTCTAACATCGTATTTATATTCATCCGAATAAAAATCTTCGATTAAGTTATCTAACTCCCGCACCATATCCTGTCCAGCGAGAATATTTCCTTTTCTTATTTCTTCACGATATTTATATAAATAAGTTTCTTCTAACTGAACATCATTCATATTTCTTTTTCAACTCTTTTAAAGCCTTTTGTAATGGACTACTTTCATTACTTTCTGGACCATTAAGTCGTGAGCAAAGAATTCTAATCGCATTCATATAACTTTGTGAACACTCTTTATAAAGTTTTGCTGCTTCTGTCTTCC